ATGGTTTATCTCCCCGAAGTGAAGAGGGGGACGCGCGCGTGCGTGCGCGGATAAAAAGAAGTGAGCGTATCGTCAAGACTCAAAACAAGCGTAAATAAGGCCATCAAAGCGGGTCTTATAGACCGTAAGAAGCATGGCGCAGCTATCGAAGCAGCGATGAAGCTGGCCGAAGTCCTTGATGATCCGGACTGGCCGATCATCGATAAGAGATTCGACAACGTAACGCCCAGCACGTTCCTCAAGTACTGTCAGATCCTGCACATCGTTCCTGATGAAGTCATTCCTGAGAAGAATGAAGAGGACAGCGGTGTAGTAGGACACAGCAAGTGGAAGAAGACAGCATCAGATGAATCTTAAAGGGATAGAAGAGCCGAGGGTATATACTCCGCCGTTGAGACCGCTCACGCCGGACACTTCGCTCGGCTTTGAGATCATAGATTTTGCAGAAAATTATCTCGGCGTGAAGCTGCTGCCATGGGAGAAGTGGTTCCTGATCCATGCGTTCGAAGTCATCGATGACGGTGAGGGCGGATGGAGATTCAGATATCGTATCATTCTCCTGCTGGTAGCAAGGCAGAACGGGAAGACGACTCTCGGCTGCATAATCGCGCTGTATTTCTTATACGTTCTTGAAGTAGGTCTTGTCCTCGGGACCTCTCAGGACATATCGAATGCTGAGGACACATGGCAAAAAGCTGTTGAGATGGCTCAGGAAGACGAGCGTCTCTCGAGGGCGATAAAGCATGTCTGGTATACGAACGGCAACAAGAGATTGCAGCTGCTCGGTAATCGTGACTACAGGGTCAAGGCATCGAACAGGAGAGCGGGCCGTGGCAAGACTGCGAATCTTGTCCTCCTGGACGAGCTGAGAGAGCATCAGACGTGGGAGGCGTGGGCTGCTTTATCAAAGACCGGTATGGCAGTGAAGAATGCACTGACATTGTGCATGAGCAACGCCGGAGACGGCACGTCGGTAGTGCTCAGGCACTTCCGGAACATAGCTCACGCGAGACTCGGAGATCCTGACGGCGTCGTGAAGGCGCTGGGAGACAGTGAACTTATCGCGGACGACTCCGCGGATACAGGAGCGCTCGGCCTGTTCGAGTGGTCGGCACCGCCTAACGCGGATCCGCGCGATGTAGAGGCATGGTGCCAGGCGAATCCGTCTCTCGGATACACGATCGAGCTGGCGAGCCTCAAGGAATCTTATGCAGATGATCCACCTGACGTCTTCAAGACAGAGTGCCTCTGCCAATGGGTGACGTCAGTTGTGACGCCGCCGTTCCCTGTGGAAGCGTGGGAAGCGGGGCGTGATGATAAGAGCCGTATCGATAAGGCCTCGCCGCTCTGGTGGGGCGTGGATATATCGTCAGACAGAGAGCATGCAAGCATCGCTGTCTGCGGTAGAAGAAAAGACGCAGCCTGGCATGCCGAGCTCGCTGAGTACAGGAGCGGGACTGCCTGGCTTGTAAAGTGGTTCCAGATGACAGCTCCGAAGTATCCAGGCGGAATGAGGGTCGCGCTGCAGAGCAAAGGTGCTCCGATCTCGAGTCTCATGGATGTACTCGCCGCGATAGACGGAGTCGAGATAGTGGAGTGCTGCGGCAAAGACGTAGCAGGATGGTGCGGTCGGACATACGATGCTGTGGCTGCCGCTTCGGGTGGATCCGACGCGGTGCCGGTGTATCATGTGAGCCAGCCGGCGCTCGATCTCGCTGCAAACATAGCTGCGACGAGACCGATGGGCGACGGTGCCTGGGCGTGGGACCGCAGCCGGTCGCTGGAGGATATATCTCCTCTGGTAGCTGTCACGATGGCGCTCGGAGCTGCGACACAGATTGAAAAAACGAAGGCGTATGAGAGCGCGTACAACTCTCATGGCGTCCGCGTTATTTAGGAGGATAACTGATGGCACTACTCGCGAGCCTAAAAAACATATTTAGGCCAAGCTACAAGTATATCTACATGGCAGGGGACTACGGAGTGAACGTAGTCGACATGGACATAGCGGCGCTATATGCAAGTCAGCCGAACCTGCGGTCGGTCGTATCGTTCCTGGCTGATAACGCTGCAGAAGTACCTCTGAAGGTATTCAACCGGAAGAGCGACACAGACAGGCCGAGAGTGATAGACAGCACGGCTGCGCTTCTTATGTGGCAGCCGGGTCCTGACCTCACCGCGTTTGAGTTCAAGCGGAGGATGTATTCGGATCTCCTGCTGTATGAGAGATTTATGACTCTTATACTTCCGGACAAGGAAACGGACAGCGGATGGGCTCTGTGGCCTGTGCCGGCACTCTGGATCCAGGGATACAAGGGTGCGAATCCGTACTCACCGGATTATATTATCATCGCTCCGTCTTCCGGAGCGATAGAAGTTCCGGCGGACAAGTTCATCCTGTTCCATGGATATGATCCGGAAGATCCGATGCGTCAGGTGTCACGCATCAAGGCTCTGAGCGAGTCACTGTACGAACAGATCGAGAGCAACAAGTTCAGAAGACAGATGTGGCATCGCGGCGGAAGGTTCAATGCCTATGTGACGAGGCCGAAGGACGTAGCTCCATGGAGCGATCAGGCGTTTGAGCGTTTCAAGGATACATTCAAGAACTCATGGGCAGGAGATAATGGCGGAGAAGCTGGAGCGATGCCGATACTGGAAGACGGCATGGAGATCAAGGCGATCCAGTTCAATGCGAAGGAAGCTGAGTGGTCAGAGTCCGTGAAGCTGTCCAGAGAGGACTGCGCTGCGGTATACCATGTCAATCCTGCGATGATATGGCCTGGAACAGGTCAGACATACGCCAGTGCGAAAGATAACGCCAGAGCCTTATACAATGACTGTCTTGAGCCTATCCTCATGCAGGCGACTGACAGGCTTAACTTAGTGCTGCTGAAGAGGATAGGAGAGCCTAAGGGCAACTATATCGCGTATGACATCACGGTCAAGACTGAGGGCACCTATGAAGAGAAGATACAGGCACTGTCGAGCGCAGTCGGAGCGCCGTTCCTGTCGAGGAACGAAGCGAGAGCTCGTCTCGACCTTCCTGCACTGCCTGGCGGAGATGACATCATAACACCGTTGAACGTACTCGTCGGAGGCCTTGCGTCTGAACACGATACGAATCCAACGGTCGAGAGATACAACTCGCTGACTCAGGCCATAGAGCATGCTCGTGAAATCCTTGCGATAAAGGGAGCTGAACCGAAACAGAACCGGAAGACACGAGGAAAGCCTACAGAAGACGAGAAGAGCAGAATCGCGAAAGTATATCGCGATTTTTTTAAGCGTCAGGCGAAGTCGGTGCTCGCAAAGCTCGGTGCAGAAGTAGAAGACTGGTGGGATGAAGACCGCTGGAACAACGAGCTGACGGACGATCTCTTCAAAGAGGCGTTCGATATAAGCACTACTGTCGGAGAAGAGTCCGTGGAGAATCTCTTTGACGATGGCAAGTATGACGCAAAGAGGACTGAAAACTATATCAAGGCCATGTGCCGTAAGCGTGCCGAGATGATGAATCAGGTCACGCACGACGAGATCGAGGACGCGCTGGATGACAAGCTAAGCGAAGACGCTGAGAAGTCGACTCCTGAGGGTGTATTCGAGAATGCCGAAGACAACAGAGCGGACTCGGCAGGAGCTGCGTTCGCCGGTGCCCTGGTATCGTGGGCCGCGATGGAAGCGTGCAACCAGAACGATGACGGACACGCGAAGATCTGGAAGACATGGGTGGTCACATCCGGGAATCCAAGAGCGTCACACGCGCAGATGGATGGTGAGCGCGTTCCTTATGATGAACCGTTCTCCAATGGAGCCATGTGGCCGGGTGACATAGACGCTCTGGACGTTGAAGAGGTCGCGAACTGCCAGTGCGTGATAGAGATCGAGGTGGAAGCATGATCCATGTGGTATTAGGTCCGCCGTGCGCGGGGAAGTCGACATACATCCGGGAACATTCAAAGAGCGGAGACGTCCTTGTGGACTATGACGTTATAGCTCAGGCACTCGGAGAAAAAGAGAAGCATGGCGCGACAGGCGCTATCAAGGAAGCGGCATATAAATCGCGTAATGCAGCGATCAACTATCTGCTTGAAAACGACGCTGAAGGCTGGATCATACACAGCTCGCCGTCCGAGTGGCAGATGAAGAGATATGAAGAAGCTGGAGCTGACATTATAAGGCTCGATGTGGACGAAGACACATGCGTAGAGCGAGCTGAGGCGGATGGAAGACCGGCTGAAGAAGTTGAACGGATCCATGAGTGGTTCAAAGAGCACGAGAAAAGTGCCGGGAGGAAAACAATGGCAATAAAGAGAAAGATCGTAGAAGTGAAAGCTGCGGAGAATGGCAGCATCACAGGATACGCATCCACATGGACGAGAGAGCCTGACAGCTATGGCGATGTCGTAGCGAAGGGAGCTTTCGCCGAGTGCATCGAGAAGATCAAAGAAGAGGGTAGAGTGCTGCCGCTCTTATATGATCATCAGGAATATGACCTGAACAGCTTCCTCGGTAAAGCATACGACTTCAAGGAAGATGATCACGGTCTCCTGTTTAGCGCAGACTTTGATGACACGAAGGAAGGACAGAGAGCAAGAGAGCTTGCCAAGGACGGCAGATTGTGCAAGTTCTCGTTCGCGTATGAAGTACTCGACGAGGGAGAGGTCGAGCTGGAGGATGGGAGGAAGGCAAACGAGCTGAGGAAGCTCAATATCTTTGAAGTCAGCCTGGTATTCTATCCGGCAAACGACGACACATCGGTCGTGGAAGTAAAGTCAGGACGCAGGAACAGCGCTGCGGACGAAGAGACACTGAGACAGATTATCGCGCTCGCTCAGGGTTTGCTGGGAGAGCTTGATGATAATGATGAGCAGGACGATGAAGCCAAGTCAAAGGAGCCGGACCCGGCCAATGACGAGGAGCGGAAGAGGCAGCTGCTCAAAGAAGCAGAAACACTACTGAAAAAGGAGTAAAGAACATGACTATCGAAGAGAGACTTAAGGCTGCTATGGACACTCTCGCCGAAGTTAAGAAGGCCGTAGAGGCTGGCGAGAAGACAGCGGAAGATCTGTCCACTGCCATGAAAGATGTAAAAGACATCCAGGCAGAGAAGAAGGCTGCTGAAGAGGCAGAAACACTCATCAAGTCAATGGCTACGCCAGAGGTAAAACCTGCAGAGCCAAAGGCTGAGGAGAAGAGAGCCGGCTCGATCGGCGAGTTCGTCGCGAGCGAGTTCAAGAAGTCGGATATCAATGTCAAAGAGAAGTTCAACAAGACGGTCGAGTATAAATCAGCCGCCGTAATGGACATCCCGTCAGCGGTATCTGGAGCTACAACACAGTACGAGAAGGAAGTCATCGAGGGCTACAGAAGAGAGCTCCTGATCGCAGACCTGTTCTCTACAGAGCAGATCAGCGGCAATGCTGTGACTTTCTATCCAGAGTCAAGCACCGTTGAAGGTGGCCCTGACGTCGTAGCAGAAGGAGCTAAGAAGCCTATGATGAGCTTCGGGGATCCTACAGCTAAGACAGTATCGCTCAGCAAGATCGCATCCTACATGAAGGAGACAGAAGAGCTCGTTGAGGATACACCATGGCTGGCAACTGCCATCAACGGCAGAGGAATGTACGAACATCAGCTCAAGGTAGAGGACTTCCTCGTAGCACAGCTGATGGGAACCAGCGGAGTTCAGACTGGGACAGGCCTCGGAGCTGATGATATCTTCAAAGCTGCCACAGCAGTGAAGAACCAGACAAAGCTTCCGGCTGATGCGGTCGTGATCAACCCTGCTGACTATCAGACACTCAGACTCGCCAAGGACCAGAACGGCCAGTACTACGGCGGTGGATACTTCTACGGCCAGTACGGTACAGATGGCATCATCGAGCAGCCATCTATCTGGGGACTCAGAACAGTAGTATCTCCTGCAGTTCCTGTAGGAGAAGCTATCGTCGGAGCATTCAGACTCGGAGCTGAAGTCCTGAAGAAGGGCGGAGTCACAGTAGACATCGCAAATCAGAACGAAGATGACTTCATCAAGAACCTCATCTGCATCCTGATCGAGGAGAGAATCGCTCTCGCAGTAAGAAGGCCGGATGCTTTCGTCATCCTGTCAGCTGACAGCGAATCTTAGTCTGATAGGAGGGCGCAGGAATGAAGAAGTATATATGGCGCGGCACGACTTATCAGATCGCTGAAGAGGATCTCTGGAAGTATCCGGGAGCAGTCCCGGTACATCCGGAAGCTCCAAAGGCGACTGAAGAGAAGCCGAAGTCAAAGAAGAAGACCCCTGCAAAGAATAAATCCCGCCAGAAGAAGCCTGCGAACAAATGAGAACTGCATGGGGTTATGAAGTGAGCGAAGCACTCGAACCTATAATCACGGTCGAGCTGTTCAACTCCCGGACAGGTGGAAAGTTTGCAGCGAACCCGCGTGTGGAGGCGGCCCTCAAGGCCGCCTCGCAGGCGGTGAGAAACTGCTGCGGCTGGCATGTGAGTCCGTCGATGAAGTGCACGGCGCATCCTTATGGAGGGTCTGCTCTGACACGTCTTCCGGCGGCTTACGTCAGCTCGATCATATCTGTCAAAGAAAAAGGCGAGCTCCTGACAGACTCGGACTACGAGTGGCGTGAGGACGGTCTGATCAGACGGACAGATAAAACCTGGACGGACAAGTGGAACGGCATCGAGGTCGAGTACAAAGCCGGCTATGAGGCCGACGCTGTTCCAGATCTCGCTGAGACTGTGAGTGCTATCGCTGCAGGAGTGCTCTCCGTAGCGTCAGGAGTGACGTCGGAGAGTGCGGATGGCGTGACGATAAGCTACAGCGCGAGCGCAGCGAATATCGCCGCATCGCTTACTTCGCAGCAGAGAAGCGCCCTCGAACCTTACAAGGTGGTCGGAAGCCATGCCGCTTAGTTTTTTCAACGACACAGTCACGCGAAAAAGGGCTGCGGTAAAAAAGAAGAACGGGATGGACTGCCTGGACTGGTCGAAAGCGGAAGAGATCACGGTCTCAAACGTGCAGGTCACGGCGGCAGCCACTTCCCGGGATTTTGAGGAGCGGACCGTGAACGTGAGTGACAGGAGAACGCTGAGAGCGGGATATGATGCGGACATCATGGCGGGAGACCGCATCGTATGGAATGGCACGGAATACGACATCGAGGGCGAGGTGTTCCACACCAAGTCGCCTACAGGTCGTATATCAACTACCAGATGTACGCTCGTGAGGTTCAAAGGATAATGGGTGCAAAGGTAAGGATAGAACACAACGGAGAAGGATGGATCGAGATCTTCAAGTCTGCAGAGATGCAGGCTGTTGTCGATGAAGCCGGAAAGCGAATCGCAGCTGAAGCGGGCTCGGACTATGAGTATCTGACCGAGTATGATCAGATGCGGAATAACCAGTTCACAGTAGGTGGAGTGGTCGTAGCTGTCGGACATGAGGGCGACAACAAGGAAGCGATCGACAAGGTCCTTACAAAGGCGGTGCATAGATGAGAGTTAGTAATGACATCGAGACGGCTCTGTATGAGCTTCTTATAAGCGAAGGCATAAGTGCTTCGGCGCATGCTCTTCCTGTGTCGCTCGGAGAGGCTTTGCCTCATGTGCATGTCGTAAGGACCGGAGGTTATACGTCAGATCTCGTGGTAGAGAGCAACAGCGTGGACTTTGATGTCTATGCTGCAGACCAGGCGGACGCGATGACGGCTGCATCGAATCTGTGCGCGCTGGTGAGAAGTCTCGCCGGCATGAATATCGGTTCGCCGTGCTACACGTCTGAGATCACGACGCTGCCGTACAACAATCCGGATCCGCGTCATCCAACGTTAGGACGCGCCACTTTCAAGGCGCTTATAGCTATAAGAGTAAGGAGTGAAAGCAATGCCTGAGACAAGAGACGTAAGAGT